GAAGCTGCTCGTCCACTGGGTGCGGCAGATCAAGCCGACTGAGACCCCGCTCGCGGACTCGAAGTTCTACATGGCTATCGACCCCGCCCCGGGTGGGGAGACTGAGGACCTCGACTTCTTCAACGTCAGCATCGGCGCGATGCACGGGGCGAACCTCGATCTGATCGAGAGCTACAACATGCGCGGCTCGGTCGCGCATCAGGTCGAGCTGGTGGGGCAGTTCCACGACCGCTTCCAGCGCGTGGGCAAGGGCGTCATCGCCATCGGCGGGGCGAAGGTCGCGATGGACCGCTACTTCCGGGGCGCGCTGTCGATCTCGCGTCCTGACCTTGAAGCCAAGATGGTCGCCGTGTCCGTGCCGGGCGCCAAGGAGGAGCGCATCGAGGCGCTTGGCCCGTACGCCCAGACCGGATGGCTGCGCGTGTGGGAGAACGTCTGGACCCAGCTCACGTCAGCGCCCGACGACCGCTGGCAGGAGATGTCCCTCTTCGAGGAGTGGAAGGCGTTCCCACTCGGCCGACACGACGACCGGCTCGACGGCCTAGACGTTCTGATCCGCACCGCGCGGGAGTTCGAGATCGTCGGTGACCAGGAGTACAGCCTGGAGGTGCTTGAAGCATGAACGATGGCCTAACCATCATCCTCATCGGGATCGCACTCCTCGTAGTGCTCGCCCTCACCCTCTGACCCGTCTGCGAGGATCTAACGCATGGCTGAAGCCCTCCTGAAGGCCCACACGCTCACGATTGGGCCACCTGCTGGCGAGTCGTCGCAGAAGGAGGAGGGTGACTGGCTGCGCACTCCGAACGAGGCGTTCGAGCCCCCTCTCCCGCTGGAGAGCCTGCGCGAGCTGACCCAGATCAACGACGTGCGGGCGACCTGCATCGAGGCCGTCGCGACGAACACCGTGGGCCTCGGCTACACGCTGGAGGTCGAGGCGAGCCACGAGCATGAGGTTCAGGACGCTACGAAGGACATCCGTGAGGCGACGGCGCTGCTGGAGACCCTCGCCTCGCGCGACGTGCGCCTGAACTACCCCTCGCTCACGGACCTGCTCTACGCCGTCAAGCGCGATGAGGAGGAAGTCGGCTGGGGCTTCATCGAAGTCAGCCGCTCGAAGATCTCGGGTGAGATCACGGGCCTCTTCCATGTCCCCGCGTGGCGGATGCGCAGACGCAAGCGCCAAGCGGGCTTCTACCTGCTCGACCATCACAGCTCGGGCCTGGACAACCCGACGCCCTTCTACGACTTCGGCACGAAGGTCAAGTACAAGCCGGACGGCACCCCGCGCGGCGTGCTCGCGCGCGGGAAGCGCTGGGAGGTCAACGAGGTCATCTGCTTCCGGCTCTACACGTCCGAGAGCCGTGACTACGGCCTGCCTCGCGACGTGGCGATGATGCTGGAGTACCTCGGGGACAAGCTCTCTAAGGAGAGCAACATCTCCTTCTTCGACTCGTCGGGCACGCCGCCGACCCTGATCTTCGTTGCAGCCGAGGAGACCAAGGAGGCGGGGCGCATCACGTTCAAGGTGCCCCAGCAGACTGTGGACCGCGTCGCGTCGGTGCTCAAGAGTGACGGCGGGCATCGTCACCGCGTCGCGCTCGTGCCGGTGCCCGCTGGCACGAAGGCCGACGCGATCAAGCTGGGTGAGATCAGCGACCGCGACGTGGGCTTCACGCAGTTCCGCCAGGACATCGCGCGCCGCACGGTGTCGTCGTTCCGGCTCCAGCCCGTGTTCGTGCCCGCTGTCCAGGACGAGGGTAAGTACGCCGCCGAGGTACAGCGGGCGATCACGCTGGAGCAGCTCTTTGACCCCGAGCAGAGCCGCTACGAGCGGACACTGACGGAGACCCTGCTGCGCGAGCTGGGCTACGGGCACCTGAAGATGAACTTCAAGCGGCTCGCGGTAGAGGACAACAAGACCCGCCGCGACAGCGCAGACCGCATGGCCGAGAACAAGGCCATCACGCGGCGTGAGTACCGCGCGGCTCACGGCTACCCGCCCCTGCCCGAGGCGTCTGAGGGCGAGACTCCCAAGCCCGGGCAGGTCCCCTTTGGATGGAACGATGAGCTGATCGAGGCGGCGAAGCCGGATGGTGCCGAGAACCGAGAGCCCTTCGATGACACGCGCGGCCAGCGCCCCGGGATCGGTGGCCGTGAACCAGACCCGCGCCGGGACCAGAAGGATCCGGCCACTGAGACCCGCGAAAGGTAGGCTTCGATCATGCCCCGTAAGGTCCATCTGCTGCGCGACGTGCAGCCGACCGTCCTCACGCTCTGCAAGCAGGGAGCGAACCGCCAGCGCATCTTCCTGATGAAGGAGCAGAAGGACGAAGGGCTGATGCCACTGCCCGGGGGCGGCGAGGTGCTGCTCAAGGCCGAGGGCGACTCGTGGTCTGTCATGTACTGCGTCGTGGCCGAGCCCGGCAAGCTGGAGGACCCCGGCATGGGCGACGGCGCTGGCTCGGGCGTCGAGGATCTCTGGAAGTCCGAGGACGAGATCCGTAAGGCTGCGCACTACTTCGCCAAGTCCGAGCGCCTCGTCACGGGCCTGCACGGCACCGTCGAGCCCTACGGGACAGTCGTGGAGAACGCTGTCGCGCTCGCCGACTTCGATGTGACTGGGCCGGACGGCCAGCCTCACACGATCAAGAAGGGCTCCTGGTACGTCGCCATCGAGCCCTCAGACGAGGGGCGAGAGAAGATCGACGCAGGCGAGTTCACGGGGCTCTCCCTTGAGGGGACGGGCTACCGCGAGCTGGTCGAGCTGGAGAAGTCGCAGGAGGACGAGAAGGTGTCCCTGCTCAAGCGCGTCGCTGTCGCCCTCGGCCTGTCCCCCGAGGCACTTGCGAAAGACTCAGGTACGCTCAACGTGACCCCCCAGGAGGAATCGGACGTGGACGAGAAGAAGTTCAACGAGCTGGACGGCAAGGTGGAGACCCTCGTGAAGGGTCACGGCGCCCTGTCTGAGGCCGTCACGGGCCTCGTCGGCACTGTGAACAACCTCGTGGAGCGCCTCGACTCCAAGGGCAAGAAGGAGGAGGAGGCAGAGGTCACCGCTGCCGACCTCAAGAAGTCTCTGGACGAGTTCACGTCCACGGTGGCAGAGAAGCTGGAGGAGTTCGACGGCGTTCTGGACAAGCTCGCCGACTCGGGCTCCGTTCAGGACGACAAGGCCGACCTCAAGAAGTCCTCCAAGGAGGAGTTCTGGGGCGCGGGCATCCTCTGAGAGCGCCAGGAGCAGCTAGATCATGAACCGACGCCAGGCCCTCGCGAAGGCCACCGTCACCACCGCCGACGCCGCCTCGGGCCTCCTCGATCCCGAGCAGGGGCGCCGGTTCGTCCGTCAGCTCAAGGAGAAGACCTCGCTGGCGAACGAGATCCGCCAGGAGATCCGCGTGGCCTCCTCGGGCGAGATCAACAAGATCGCCACGGGCTCCCGCATCATCCGGGGCGCCACTGAGAACACGGACGACGGGTACCGGGCCGGTGCCACGTTCGAGACCGTGGGCTACACCACGCGCAAGCTGCGGCTGCCGTGGGAGGTCACGGAGGACGTGTTCCACGAGAACATCGAGCGCCAGGCTCTAGAGGCGACCCTCCTGGACGAGATGACCTCGCAGTTCGCGCTCGACCTGGAGGACCTGGAGGTCAACGGCGACACGGCCGCTGTCGGCGCTGACGCCGCCTTCCTGAACATCAACGACGGCATCCTCAAGCAGGTCGTCACGGCTGCCGTCCCGGGCCGCAACATCGACGGCTCCCTGATCAACGCTGGCGTCCTGTCCAAGGCGCACTTCTTCGAGGCGCTCTACGCGATGCCGAATGTCTACCGGCGCTCGGCGAACCTGCGCTGGATCGCCTCCCCGAACCGCGTCGTGCAGTGGTGGGAGTCGATCACGGATCGCGCTGGCGACGCTGGCGACGCTGCGCTGCTCGGTGGCGGCGAGATGATCCGGCGCCCGCTCGGCATCCCCTTCCTGGAGGTGCCCAGCCTGCCGGACGACGTGATCCTGCTGGCCGACCCGCGCAACTTCGTGCGCGTCGTGTCCTGGCAGGTCCGTCGCAAGCGTGTCACGGGAGAGACCGACGCCACCCTCGCGGCGCTGGACAAGCGGTTCTACATCTTCTTCCTGAAGCACGACATCATCATCGAGGAGACCGACGCCGTGGTCCGTATCCACACCCTCGACGCGGTCTAGCCCCAGAGGAGCGAACTAGAAGATGCCTGATCTCGTCAACACCCTGGACCATCCGGTTCGCGTCACGGCCGATGGCCGTGAGCATCGCGTCGTGCCGGGGCAGGTCGTGTCTGCGGAGGGCGAGCTGGCCGACGCGCTCGTCGCGCTGCGCGGCATCGAGACTGCCGACGACGACCACCGCGAGGCGTGGGAGGCTGAGCGCGCTCGCCGCGCGGGCCAGATCTCCCCGGTCACGGCCGGTGGCCCCTCGATGGACAAGGCCCTCACGGATCTGCGCTCGCTCGCGCGGAAGGTGTCGGTCGCTGTCCCGCTCAACCAGGTCATCGGCGACGACGACGCCCCGCTCGGCCCGCCGAGCGGCACGATCACGACCAAGCAGGCCGTGGCCCGCGTGGACGAGGAGCACAACAAGGCGTTCGGCAACCGCGAGCGGATGCCTGAGGACCGCGAGAAGAACCTCTCGCCCGTCGAGCGCCTCCAGGCCGAGGCGGCTGCCGAGGTCGAGTCGATCCACAACGAGCTGCTGGAGGATCAGGCCGAGCAGGGCAACGAGGCCGTGAGCGTCGAGCTGAGCGGTGCCACCAACTCGGCTGAGGTCGAGGGGGAGGCCAGCGCCGAGAAGCCCAAGCGCCGCAGCAAGAAGGGGGCTCGCGGCTCTGACGGCGGCTCGAACGAGAGCGGCTCGGACGCCAACCCCGCCTGACCCGGAGAGGAACCGCCGCTCTGCGTCACGAAGGCCCCGGTCATCCGGGGTCTTCGTCGTTCATGATGTGGTAGTGAGCTGCACTCCTGAGGCTTCCTGATGGCCGTCGTTCGAGGGCAGACGTTCATCCAGATCGGTGGGGCGACTGCGTACCGGCGCTGGGCGTGCTCGTTCACTACGGCAGACCTGGCACCGGGGGCGAGCTTCAACGTCACGACGGCTATGTCGTCAGCGGGCGTGACGCCCCCCGACGTGCCCGACTCGCTGACGCTGAGGTTCTGCGCCGACGACGGGACCGTTCTCTTCACCGTCGCGCTAGCGCCGAGCGCGGTCAGCCAAGTCACGCCGATCTACTGCACCCACAACGGGCTGTCGTCGGGATCGCCGCGCTCGGGCACCTTCGAGATCAAGCTCCAGGCGACACGCACTGGCGGGGGTCTCGGGAACTATGACGTGGAGTCTGATGGCTCACCGCTGGTGCTGCCGTCCACGACGACGAACTCGCTGACTGACCGGGGGTGGGGGCGCACGACAGCGGCTGTGGCGACGGTACTCGCGCTGACGGGGGGAGGTAGCGCAGAGGAGACCTTCGCCTATCCGGACCAGATCCACCACCGGATCGACGTGACGCCCCCGTGCTTCTCGATTATGCCCTCGTGGACGCACCAGCTCAAGGAGGGCGGTGTGACCGTGCTGTCGGGCGCCAGCAACTCGGCCTCACCTTCCGATGTTCGCAGGTACATGGCTGACGCCAAGATCACCGAGATCTCTGCCGCTGCCCACACGTTCTCAGCCGACTACGCCGCGATCCCCAACTCCGCACTGTCGGGCAGCCCGATCTTCACTGCGTCCTCTGAGACCAAGGACACAGCGACCGTAGACCCGCGCATCACGGTCAGCTCCCATCTCCAGCTCAACAACTCCACGCCCGCTGTCGCCGCTGACGTGCCCTCGCGTCAGCGGCAGACCTTCGACCTGGGGTTCGTGGGTGTCCGGCTACGCAACGCGAACGGCGAGCCCATCGCCTACTCGACAGCGGGCAGCGGCGTGGACTTCTCGTTCGGCGACACCGGGAACTTGCTGCCCGACGCGATCTCTGCCTCGAACCTGCCGACCGACGCGAACGGCATCAGCACGCTCCAGACGTGGGACGAGTCGCTGCCCAGCGGCTCGTGGACGATGACGGGCTCCTTCGATGATGCTGAGGGCACGCAGGCGACATTCACCTTCACGTTCACGCTCCTCGCCGTCAACCCGAGCCTGAGAGTCACGCTCGGCGGGGGCAACGCCGTGAGCGGGGAGCAGGGCAATCACTTCACCCCGGGGAACGCCTTCGTAGCTGGGCTCGCGCTGTTCGACTTGTCTACCTCGATGGTGACCGAGGGAGCCGAGCTGTCCAGTCCGCGTGTCGGGGTCGCACGGCTGAACACAGACCTGGGGCGCGCAGAGCACCTCGACTCAGACGGCGTGTGGAAGGCCATCGGTGCGGGCGAGGTCTACTACTGGCCGATGACTGCGAGCCCCGGGGACGCGAACGTGTTCCTCAAGACGTTCGCCAGCACAGCCGACTGGGGCATGTACGACCTGCTCCTGATGGGTGTAGTCGATCACGACGGCACGCCCTACGCAGAGTCCACCCAGGTTCCTGTGACGAGCGGCTCGATCAAGCACACGGACGCGCTGATCGCCGGGCCTGAGGGTCCCCAGGGTCCGCAGGGTGTCGAGGGTCCGCAAGGTCCTCAGGGCGTGCAGGGGCCGATGGGTCCCGCTGGCGCTGACGGCCAGAGCTTCACCTGGATGGGCGAGTGGGTTGCGACCACGATGTACATAGACCGCGACGTGGTCTTCTACGGGGGCTCGTCGTGGATCACCCGCGTTACGACGACCGGCGACGAGCCACGCTCAGACTCCCTGGTGTGGGAGGAGCTGGCTATCGCGGGCGTCGCTGGCCCGCAGGGGCCGCAAGGTCCTCAGGGTATCCAGGGCGTTCAGGGCGCTGAAGGCCCCCAGGGTCCGCAGGGGATCCAGGGAGTGCCGGGGCCGCAGGGAGCACAGGGACCCCAGGGCGCGACGGGGCCAGCAGGGCCTCAGGGACCGGAGGGACCAGAAGGGCCTCCGGGACCCCAGGGATTGCCGGGCGCAGACAGCGACGGCGATCCCGGGACGACCTGGGAAGTCGTCGCCGGGGCTGGGGGCGCCCCGCCCAGCGGGGGCGGCTCTAGCGGCCCGCCAGGGTAGTCTTCGGTTCATGCCGTTCACACATTCCGTCGTCGGCATCCGTCCCCCCGCTCGGTATGACGACGCGCTGTGGACGACCGCAGCCCTGCTGGAGTCTGCGACCGCTGACGGCGTCTACACGGAGATCGAGGCGTTCGTCCTCGCCGCCTACGCCGACCCCACCGATCCCCCGGCGTTCAGCTTCACCACGAGCGACGCGACGCTGGAGACTGCGTACCTTCGCGTGGAGTTCCGCGACGCCGAGGGCGGCATCATCCGCTCGGCGCCGCTGCTCTCCCCCGACCCCTCGGGCGTCGGCTACCCCGCGACGGCAGACCTCGTCGCAGCCTCGTCCAACGAGGCGCTGCTGGCGCTCTCGACGGCCCAGCAAGACGCTCTGCGCCTGTCGGCTATCGCTGCCATCGAGGACTGGACGGGACAGGACTTCCTCGCTGAGGATGCGACGACGCGCGAAGTCCGCTCACATGGCGGCGCCGAGCTGTTCCTGCCCAAGCGGCTGCGCTCGCTGGACAGCATCACCTACGGGGACGCGGGCGAACTGGAGCTAGACGCGATCTACCTCGGGTCTGACAACGACCGGTTGATCTTCCGCAGCGGCGTCGTCGGGATCGGCTACTACGAGCAGGCGCTGTACGAGGTCAGCGGCGGCGACTACCCCAAGCAGTTCCCCATAGACCTACTGAACATCACGGGCGACTGGGGCTGGGAGGATGTGCCCGACGCGATCATCGAGGCGATCCGGGTGGACATGGAGGAGCAGGCCACAGCCGACGCGAGCGCGCTGTCGCCCTCAGTCGCAGCCTTCCGCAAGATGGGGCTGACGAACATCAGCCAGGGCAACCTGCGCGCTGACCTGTCTCCCGCCGTGCCGACGCTCTCGCCGCGCGTGCAGCGGCTGCTGTCGCCGTACGTGTTCCTCGGCCAGGGCGGGCGGATGGTCTGATGCCGCTGCCGTTCGACTTGACGGCGACGTTGAAGGAGCGTCCCAACACGACTGTCGAGGCGTCGGTGCCTGTCGCGATCTGGCCCGCTCGAGTTCGGCCGCGCGACGGGGGCGATCACTACGACCACGAGGGCGAGGCGCCCCTGGAGCATCACGTTGCGCTCGCCGTCCCGAACCGCTTTCTCGAAGTTGGCGGGGAGCGTTACGTGGTTGTGGAGGCGCAGCGCAACGACTACCTGCCGCACGTCGCCCTGCGCCTGCGGCGAACGAAGTCGTCGGGGGTCTGATGGGCCGCGTGGACCTCATGGTGATCGAGACCCCTCGCATCGAGGGCGTCACGCGCAAGCTGGAGCGGGCTCAGCGGCGGGCGCAGGAGGAGAGCAACCGGACGATGCGCTCGCTGCGCCAGCAGGTGGAGCTGGGTTACCGAGAAGCAGCGCCCGAGGACACGGGGCAGCTCGCACGCGGCCTACACGCCGCGCTCTCGTTCCGATCCGTGCGCCTGGATGATCTGGGTCGCGCAGCGAGCGTCACGCGGATCACCATGCGCTCCACCGGCCACACGCGCGACGGCTTCAACTACCTGCCTGTGTCGAGGTTCGGCCACATCCGGCAGGTGATCGAGCCCCGACACCGCAAGCAGATGAAGGTCTACTACTTGGGCCGCGCGATGCCCTACCTGCTGCGTCGCAGAGTCTCGGGCGCTCGGCCCTCGCATGACTGGGTGATCGAGGGCGAGCGGCGCGCGCGAGCGCTCGTCCGCGTCCACGCGCGCGGCCTCGCTGTCCGCATCAAGGAAGTCCACAGGGGGATGGTGTGACCTCGGACGAGATGGCGAGCAACGTCGCCGACTGGGCGCAGGAGGTTCTGCCGGAACTCGTGGGCGCCTACGTCGAGCTGCCCGGCGAGAAGAACCTCGGGCTGCCGGACGTGATCGTGGAGATCCAGCGCTCCGGGGTGCGAGAGGGCGGCGGCGATGCCTTCCGGCGATGGAGCATCCAGCAGGCGCTGCTCTACGTCGCGGACATGGAGCTGTCCTTCATGGTGGACAACTCCGACTACTCTGCGGCGGCGGCTCAGCTCCGGGATTTCGAGGCGAGGCTGCTGACCTCGGTGATGAGCGACCAGACCCTCGGCGGGCGGGTGCCCTTCGTGAGCCCCCTAGTCGAGTTCGACTTCACCGGGCCGTATGTAGAGTACGAAGACGGAACCAAGGGCCGCGAGATGCGAATGACATTGGCGGTCGGAGACCTGGTGGAGGCAACGAGCTGATATGGCAACCGTGACGTACAAGGGGCCGACCCAGAAGGGCGACGGCACGACGCGCTACGTGATCGGCGGCGTTCGCTTCCCCGTGGATCGGCCGGTCGAGACTGACGACAAGGCGATCCTGGACCGGATCAACGCTGGGATCACGGGCCACAAGTTCGAGGTCGAGAAGGCTTCGGCCACGGCCGCCCCCTCCAAGGACAAGAGCTGAGGTAGAGCATGGCCCTCTCGACTGGACCCTTCCCGTACGACATCTCCAACCTGCTTGGCGGTGCCGCGCGCATCCTCTACGCAGAGACCACCACGGCGGTCCCTGCCGACATCGCCGACGTGATCTCGATGGTCAGCCCCTACACGGCGCAGACCGGCTGGACGGATCTCGGCGCGACGCGCGACGCCTTCAGCTACTCGCGCGGCTTCGACACCGAGGGCTACGAGATCCAGCAGGTCGCGGGCAACGTGATCGAGGAGCTGACGGACATCACGCGCTCCATCGAGGTGTCCTTCGCGGACTTCCGCGCTGAGCACCTCAAGATGATCGAGAACGCCCCGGCCGTGGACGCCATCGACCCCGTCCCGCTCGCCTCCGCGCAGAAGCGCGTCGGCTTCGGCTCGTTCTCCTCGGTCGAGCAGTACCGCTTCGCCTTCGTTGCCATGCGGCCCAAGCAGGCTGGCACGGTGATCGAGCCGGGCGGCGCTGAGCGCGGGCGCTTCTTCATGGGCGTCGCGAACCTCGCTCAGATCGCGGCTGACGAGGTCAGCTTCGAGCTGGACAAGGGCACGCTCACCGCAGCGGGCGTCACGTTCACGCTCTTCCCCGACTCCTCGGAGGCGTCGGGCGAGGAGTACGGCGCCTGGTTCGATGAGACCGCTGGCACGATCTCTGCGACCTAACCCCACGTAACGGCGTCCGGAGCAGGAGTAACATCCTGCTCCGATGACCCCTTCTTCTCTTCGCGCGGTCGAGCAGTCTCCGACCGTGACACTCGGGGGGCACACCTATCAGGTGGTCCCCCAGCGCGTCGCCCGCATCAAGAAGCGGCTGGGACGCCAGCTCAGCAC